AGAGAACAAATATCTGCTTCTTTAGCATCAACTATTGCAGGATTAGATGCTTCTGGCTTTGCTACAGATGCAGAATTAACTAGTTTAAGCGCTTCAGCTCATACAGCAAGATTAAATATAACAGCTTCTGCAGTAGATACTGGTAGTTTAGTAACTACAGCAAGCTTTAATTCATATACAGCATCATATTCAGCATCAGTTAAGTTATATAACGACCAGACTAATGCTGCACTAAGTTCTTCAGTAGATGCTCATTTAGATGCTAATATAACTGCTTTATCTTCTTCTGCTCATGTAGCTAGAGGAACAATATCAGGTGGTGGCGGTAATACTACTTTTGACGGTAATAGAACAGTATCAAATACTAATATGCCTGATGGTGTATTTAATGTTAATTATGGTACTAGTGGATCGATACAAGATTTCTTATCAGCAGTATTCTTCCCTAATACAGCACCAAGTATTTCAACAGGTAACCAAGTACAAGCAGAATTTACTCCTTCTGGATCAGCAATAGTAACATTATCTGGAACGGATGCAGAATCTCAACCAATATCTTGGTCAGTAGCTTCTGGTTATACTGATGATTATGTAAGAGTAACACCAGCAGGTGTAATGTCTTGGAATACTTTAGCAACAGCATCAATGAATACAGATAATAGAGGTGATGGTACTTTAGCTCACCCTGTTATTGTTAGAGCAACAGATTCATTTAATGGTGCTACAAATAAAACAATATACATTAGAGTAACTCCTAATGAAACACCAGTATTTAGAGAAACTTCAGTAGCAGGTAATATAATAACGTCTTACTCTACTACAAGAAATGAAAGTGCAACAGCTGGTGAAATAACAAAAATATATTTTTCAGATGCTGAAAGTGATAGTATTACTATTCACTCTTCATCAATACCTGGAAATCACTTTAGTGTAGCTAGAACAGGAAGCTATGTAAGTTTAAGACAAGTTACTGGTTCATTAGATTATGAAACAACTTCTTCTTATTCATTTAGTATAAGTGCTTCTGATGAACACTATCAAAATGGAGATGTAGATTCGATAGTTGGATTACCTATTACTATTACAGTACAAGATAATTTAACTCCAACAATTAATAATCAATCTATATCAGGAGTAAACGAAAATTCTTCTGATGGTACTAATGCAGGTTCAATTACTGCAACAGACTCAGAAGGTAATGCTTTAACTTTTACAACATTCACTTTAGCAGGTTTAGAAATAGACGGAAGCGATGTAGCGTTAAGTACTTATGGTGGTACTTCACAAGCTACTGATCCACATGAGGATGCATTCCAAATGTCAAGTGCTGGAGTAGTAACAAGAAAAGCAGGAGTATACTTGAATAGTGATTTAATTAATTCATACATTTATTCTGCTTCAGTTAAGGATGCATACAACGCAGCAGCATCTGCAACTATCACAATACCCATAGCAGACGATACTCCTGCTACCATATCAAACAATGGTACATTCTATATAATAGAAAGTGCAAGAAGTGGTGATAACATTACTATCAACACAACAGGTCTTGCTGGTACTATTGCAGACTTTAATGCTAATCAATCTGTAAATTGGAATGTTAACCCAACATCTAAGTTTGCTATAAACAGCTCAGGTAGATTATCACTTAATTATAACATATCAGGATCTACAGATGTAGGTGGCGGTACAATATCAGGATCAGTAACAGCATCAAATGCTTTTGGAACAAGAAATTCTTCTGCATTTAATGTTAACGTAACTAATAACGATGGTCCAACATTAACAGCAACACCAACAACAGCAAACCTAAATACTAACGGTGCTAGATCAGGTAGTGTATTATATACTTTATCATATACTGACCCTGAAAGTAATGCTGTAGATTTAACTACATTAGATTTTAATCCTAATTCGGGTAACATTGTTACTAGAGTAGTAGGATCTGAAGTTTCGATTAGAACAAATGCTTCTTTATCAGCCGGAGTTTATGACTTTACTGCGTCGGTAGCTGATGAGCATGGTTTTGATGTTAAACCAATTTCAGAATCTTTTACAATATCTCAAGCCGATGACGGAACATTATCAACTAACGGAACTTTTTACATCATCGAATCTGCTGACAGTGGCTCTAATATTGTTACTAATAGTAATGGTAGATCAGGCACTCAAGGATCGGTAAGTGTAAGTTGGTCACCAGCATATAATTCACCTTCTTTAAATTCTATCTCTTCTTCTAACCATAGAATAGTGGTAGATAATTCTGGTGACTTAACTATTGCTGTACCAATGAGCGGATCATTTGTATCGGGTGATACACTCACTTCTACAATTAACTGGTCTGATCAATATGGAAATACAGACAGTGATACAATTACAGTAAACGTAGCACTAAATAATTCACCAAGTGCATCATTTACAAATACAACAGGTAACTATAATACTAATGAAGCTATATCTCAAAGTAGTATGGCATCATTTACTATTTCAGATACTGAATCAGATACTCCTTATACAGCAAGTTTAAGTGGTACTGATGCTAGTAAATTAAATCTTATACCTGGAAATATTGCTTCTTCATCTTTTACAATTCAAGCAGTAGAACAATTAGTAACTCAGTCATATAGTTATAATGTAGCGATTAGAGATAACTTTGGAAAAGAAAGTACTTATAATGGAAGATCATTTACTATAGCAGCTGCAGATACAGGAACTATGTCAACTAATGGTACATTCTATGTTATAGAAAGTGCTGTAGGAGGAAACAATATTGTAACTAATTCAAATGGTAGAACTGGAACTCAAGCTGACTTATCAGTATCTTATGATTCAAGTCAAGGTAGTCCTTCAGTACAATCATTCACATCATCAAATGCTTTAATAGCAGTGAATAATAATGGTAACCTAACAGTAGGAAATCCAATATCTGGATCAGGTAACTTAAATGGTTCAACTATTAATTCTAACATTACATTTACAGATAATTATGGTAATGTAGGTTCAGGAAGTATATCCGTTAATGTAACTGAAAATACTGCTCCTGACATTATATTTAGTAATACATCTGGAAATCTCAATACCAATTTAGCTCGTTCAGGGTCGACATTAACTACAATATCGTTCTCGGATACTGAAAGCAATACTATATTGTATGATAATTTCGTAGGAGCTGAATCTGCTGGGTTAAATTTCAAAAGGTCGGGCAATACTTTCCTTGTACAGCCGACAGGAAGTTTAGCAGCAGGTTCCTATACCATATCTGGATCTATAACAGATAATCATGGATTTAGTACTAATACTGAATCACATACATTTACAATAGCACAAGCAGATGATGGAACGTTAACTACTAATGGATATTTTTATATTATAGAAAGTGCATTAAGTCAATCAGAAGTAGTTACTAACTCAAATGGTAGAACAGGTACGCAAGCAGATGTAGGAGTAAGTTATTCACCTAATTATGGTTCACAAGCATTTACATCTATATCTTCTTCTAATCATCAAATAGTAGTTGATGGAACAGGAGGTTTAACAGCAGCAATAGATATAAGTGGATCAGCTTATTCATCAGGAGATACAATATCTTCAACAATACACTGGACTGACCAATACGGTAATTCTGACAGTTCAGCAATTAATATTAACGTTACTGCTAACCAAGCACC